CAGATAAAATAAAAAGACCTGTATATGTATACACCCCCTGCGGGCCTATGTTTATAGGTGTTTGCGGAGGTACGTGACTATTGTCATCACACTTACAAGCGCTAAGGTCGGTACACTATTTTACTGATGACAATACAACGGTGAGCAAACCCTATAAATATAGGCATTTGCTGCTATGTAGTACAATAGTAATGCCACGCTATTTCAGCACTTATATGCTCAGACTATATGCCTATCGATCAGAGGTTTGTGATAGATGAATGCGCATTGTCGGACAGTAGGACAATGAGATAGTTGCGTCTGTGACTGCTATGTTCTATATCTATATATGCAGGGTAAATATACTGTATAGGTATACAGTGCTTGACTTCTTACATGCGAGGTGGATAATGCAGTCTGGATTAGAGGATTAACGGGGAGGTGTCATGAGCAAGCGAGATGATTTGAACGCAGCGCGCGGCATAGCACGCGGTATTGCGTACTCTGTTGTGATCTGGGTTGCATTGATTGTTCTGTTGTTGCTTGCATCGTGCAGCACTGGAACATATATAGAGTGTGAGCGATATACGATGCAGGGTGAATGCGAACGTTCTTTCTTTCAACCGGGAGATAATCATGTCTAGCTTTGGTATTTCGCGGCAAGCGCTTCTGACTGCAAATGAGCAGGCTGACTACTCATTGCCATCTCTGAAGAAGCAAGCCGATGCGGTAGATCTAGTTAGATTGGAAGTAATGATTGAATATATTGCAAAGCGCGCAGTAGTCATCACGCATGCGTTTGATGTGATGAAGAGCGGTACGCATCGTCACCCTATGGCTGCAATCATTCATTCGCTTGAGTGTCAGGGTGAAGACTTGGATGCGCAGGAGTTCTTTCAGATAATAAAGCTGTGGGCCAAGCTCTGTCAGATTGATCGTTTGATAATTCAAGGGTAATGCACCTCGCGTGCTCTCTGCTGAGTGCGCGAGCTGGATTGCACTTTTGCAATTCACAACATGATGGAGTTAAGACCATGGCCGATGTAAAGAAAGTTCGCGCAAAGAAAGCTCTTAGCAAAGAACGTGCTGCCGCCCTCGCTGCTATGAAGACTGCAAGCAGTGATCAGGAAAAGACCGTTGCTAAGCAGGCACTTAAACTGGTGCGCTTCAAGGAAGTTGCAAGCGTGCGGGCAGATGCGTCTATTCGTGCGCTCAAGAATCTTGAGAATGCATGCGATAGCACAGCGTATGCATGGACTCAGGATCAGGCCGTAAAGCTGCTTGCTGCGATTGAACCGCTTATCGGTCGCATCAAGACTGCGCTCAACACTCCGGGATCGAAGAAGCCAGCGCGTGAGAAGTTCAGCTTGTAGCACGCGATTCCCCGCGCGTGTTCTTTGGCCCACCTAAGACGTGGGCCGCTTTTTATATGGAGGTTGACATGCTTGCCCGGAGAAATACCACTGCATTCGATTTGAAGGGTGCAAGGGAGATGCGTGGTTTGTCGCAGATTGGTGCAGCAGCAATCTTGTGTACAACGCAGCCAACTGTATCAAGATGGGAGTCAGAAGGAAATACACCTGCTGTCTATCAAAAGGTGTGGACGTTGCATTGGCAGTTAGAGAAACTGTCTAGCAAGGGCAAGTAATGAACGATTACATTGCAGCCTACGATGAAGCTGTTTCGGATGATGGCGCACTATTGCTTGATCGCTTAGTGCGCAGTCTTCATAGAAACAAGGATGGATTCTTAGCAGCAGATGAAAGAAGCCCTAAGCATCATGTCGATGATTGGCACAATGCAATTTGTTTGTATATTTATACAACGGACGAGGACAAGCTTTTCACGCTTAATACTCATTACGTATTCGGGGGGTTTAAGCCGCATAACTATACAGAATGGTGCGCAATTGCATTCAGCGCGATTGATGAACTCAATAAGCAAGCAGAATTAGGTTGGCATGGTGTATATGCATGGTCAACGACTACCATTCGTATGACACCAATGCGTACCGGTGATTTATTCATCGCAGTAGATGTTAACGGGGTGCGAGGTGTACGGCTCTCATTTAATTCCAGAAAGGCTAAGCGTGAAACACACAAAAGCAAGAAATCTTAAACGTGGTCAAATCCAAGTTTTAGGTTTCGACAGCGAGACGTTGCAAGGTCCACCGATCACTTTACAGTTTTACGGTGAGCACAATGTTGGCCGTTTTAATGGATGTATGTTCATCGGTCAACGCCGCGCCATGGATGTATTTCTAGCGCAGCTGAAGAAACTAAAGCCCGGTCATTATCGGATGTACGGGCACAATCTTGAATTTGATATGCTCAGCGCTCTATGGGAACAGCGCGCCAAGATGCGCGACGGCAATATAGATCTACGTGCGGGTGATTGGGAGATACATGGCAGATATTCTAAGCCAGTGTTTGCAAATTTTAATGACGGTGAGAGATACATAGAGCTTGTTGATTCAATGCTATGGTTTCAAACTTCATTAGAAAAAGCAGGCGCAATTGTATGTCCCGATCTTCCAAAGCTTGCACGGCCTGCAGGGTTAGGCGAGAAAATGTTCTCAGCTAGCGATGATTCGTTCGTTGAATACGCAATGCGTGACGCTGTTGTTGCTTATCATCTAGGATTAGCGATTGAACGTTTTCACGAGGAACTTGATGTAGAACCGCAGATATCTCTTGCCAGCATGGCTGCATCTGCGTTTCGTCGGCACTATATGCGTGCTGACATGTATCAACCGCAGTTATATGAATGGATGGCAGGTGCTGCAGCTAGTTATCATGGGGGAGTCAATCGCGTTCGTCCTAATTCATCGCCAGCATGGCATACCAATGTAACAGCACTCGATTTGTCTAGCGCATATTCAACAGCGTGGACGCATTTGCCTGCGTTTTCAAATCCTGCAGGCTATAAGGCGTATAAGTCTAAGAGTGCGCGTGTGGTTAAATCAGTTGATGACATAGGTGTCTACTGTATTTCAGGAACTGCAAGTGCTTGTCATTGGCCTGCATTGTTCGATCATAATTTTAAGCCCTTGAAGGGACGTGTAACGGATGTATGGGTTACAGGGTTTGAATTAAACCAAGCATTAGAAACAAGCGAGATTAAGCTAACAAGGATAAAAGGGTTTTTATATGATAGAGAGTGTGAAGACGGATACTCACCGTTTGCTGCATTCGCCGAACATTTCTATCATATGAAAGCTGTCGAGAAAGATCCTATTCTTAAGTACATGCACAAGATCACACTCAATGCGCCGACTGGTAAATTGATACAAACAAGCCCGGATTTTACTTTGATAGACGGCAAGCTAGTGAAGATTAAGCGTGCTGGTGGTTTGTATCACCCGTTTGCAGCTAGTCTTACAACAGGACATACACGCAGCGTTATGCATATACAGGAACACAAATATGGAGCACTTCACACTGCTACAGATGGAATCTTTGCGCCCGGTCATCACACCGGAGATGCTAAAAAAGTTATTGGATCGTTCGTTGCTGAGGGTTATGGAGATTTGGCCTTATTCCGAAATAAGCTCTACATTTTCTATACGGACACAGAGACAAACGATACATATCCGTCTGCGGTCTTTGCCGATAGACATATACTGAAGTGCGCGCGACATGGATTTCAAGGGCGCGTTGTAGATCTTGAACAAATGCTAGTGTCAACGTTGCGTGAATACAAAACTAATAAGCCCTTGAAATTAAAGACTGCACTCAAGCGTAAGGAAGCGCCAAACAAATTCGTTATTGAGGGACGCAAAGTGAAAAACATTGAAGCGTTCAAAATTGTAAACCATTAGGAGAAATTTATATGTGGCTCGCATTCCGTATCGTATTAGGCGCGTTTCTGGGAGTAGGTGCTGCTATGACACTTATGGTTTTGATTGTGTGGATAGCAGGAGGACAAATCTAATGGCAGCACGCGGTAAACGCGGGAGATCATCACGCGGTAGATCATCACGCAGTACAAAAGGGCGCACTGGCAAACGGTTTGCCGATCTACCAAACTCTATAAAGATGCGCCGCCGCAGTCCTGATAGTGCGCCGCGTTTGTATGAATGGTTAGTTGATAACGGCTATGTTGAAACAGTTCCAACGCATCGGCGGAAATCCGCTAATCGTCGCGCACGCGGACGTTAAATTGCGTGTATTAAACTGAGGTTTTATAAAATGGCTGCTCGTAAAGTATCAAAGAAGTCTTCAAAGAAAGTTGCAAAGCGCGGGAAGAAATCTGCCGCTGTGCATCTGCCCGATGGTTACAAGGTTATCGGGCGCGCACCTAATTGGGATGTAGACAAGCATCCTACGCTTGAGGGCGTGCGCGGGGAGACAAAGGAAATCACACTTAACGAAGGGACAAAAGCAGAAAAAGTGACTGCATGCATGGTAGTGGTTAGCGACGAAATAGGCGCTGTATCAGTGTGGCAGTCTGCAGGATTGCGCGATTTGTTTGAACAGACAGAGGACGGTGATACCGTGCGCATCGAATATGTTGAGACTCTTGCACCTCGCAAGAAAGGTCAGCAGGGTATGCGCGTGTTTTCATGCGCGCTTAAGGAATAAGTTTGGAGTTTGGTTCTTTGTAAGGCGCTATCAATTAGGGTAGCGCCGTCTTACTTAGGAGATTGACGATGGGTGTTCCTACAACTGAGTGTCCACTGCAGCGAATTGCACGCAATACGCTGGATAACTGTGATGTATTGAAGGTTATTACTCCACGCGAACGCGCTGAGGCTGTAGTTGCAGCGTTTGTATCGTCGGATGTAGCTGGTAGTCGGTCGGCCGCGCGACTGCTAGAACGCATCATGGATTCAACCTTGAGGTAGCATATGACATTGCGAAAACTGTTTGAGATCTTAAACGCACTGCATGCATGGGACCATCATAAGGGTATGGTTGAATGCACTAGCGGCGGTGAGCTAGCAATTCAGTTCAACGCTCAGCCTGAACATGCAGTAGATCAATACCTGCGTCGTAAAGGGTTTATTGTTGAACCCGGTACAGGTAGGTACGTTTATCGTCCGTAGGTGCATCATGACTAAGCCTAAGTGTCTGTATTGCAGTCGCTATGTCCCGCTTACTGTTAGTGGTATGTGCGTTACATGTGAGGAAGACATGAAGCGTTATCATGCGCGGACTGCAGACTTTTGTGTCAATGCTCCATGCTTGACACCTAACGCATGCGGATTAGCAAAACGTTGCAGAGGGTTTGACGATGAAACAGCTAAGACTGTCGAGAGAGATGCAAGCAATCAGGCGTGCCAATGCCACTACAGAAGCCAGCAAGAAGAGGACGGAAACCTTTCATTTGATAAAAGCGATTAACAAGATTCGCAATCCGCCGTTTGACGGGGAAGGATGCGCATGGCGTTATACGTGCTATCAGCCCGGACGTAGACCGCATGTCTAGCATAGATCCTGACATTCAGCAGTTTAAGCAGCATTTGAGAAAATGTGCAGCATGCAAGGGTAAGGTCCTTGGTGAACTCTGCGCAGTGGGACGTGCTTTGTTTAAGGCTGCATTCGGTATATAAGAAATGCCCTTCATTGTGAGTGAAGGGCATTATTTTTATAGCATGGCGTCAACAGCACCAGCGAGCGGGCTTCCACCGAAGATAGATTCTGCAGCTGCTCCTGCTGCAACCGGGTCGTCAGGAACCCCCACGGGCTGCTGTGGCACTTCTGTTTGTTCTTCTATCTGTTGACCTAACGCAATTGGATCAGACGGGGGGATAGGCGCAGGATTGATAGACGGGAACATAGGCGCAGTGTCATCAATTGCATTTTGTATTCGGTTAAGAACACTCTCAGCAATATGAATACGTGGAAACGGGATCATGTTATCTCCTTACTCATTCGTAGAACTCGTTCAGTCTTGTAACCATGCTGGCGCATAGATTTTTCCCATCCTAAATGTCCAACGCTATAAATATATTTTGCGTTGTTCATACGTGCGATGCTGTCTAGCGCTCTGATGCCTACGTCAAAATCCGCTTTGTTACCTACGACAGTCAGAACGTTTAAGGTTTTTCCGTATTTAGTTGGGATAAATTCTATCAGCGCGTAAATGTCATTCGCGCGATAGATATGAAAAACTCCGCTTTCGATAAGCTCTAATAGTTCATCGCGCGTTGTATATCCATATCCATCACAGAACGCGTCAATCAATTCGTCGGGCGTCTTCGGGGCTGTGTAGGAATCCCGATCTGCTGCCGAAACCAATCGTCCGATAGTGGCTGCACTGGTGCTGCTTGTACTTGCGGCCGATTCCGCTGTATCGGTCCTGATGATTGCTGTTTGCTCTGCCATGGCTGTGCTCTCGCTGTTGGTGCAGGTTGACTGGCGCGAACTGTCGGGGCTTGCATTGCTGGGGCTATTTGCAGCTCCGACACTCCACCACTAACATAGTCTGCTAGGTTATAGTCTTCAGGAATTGCACCTACCTTTCTGCCGAATGCGTTCAATCCTTCAGACTGTTGCCGCAGTTCACCTAACCGTTGCTCTGCGTATTGCTGTGTTACTTGGCGAATGTTCAATGCAACTCTGTTGTATTCTTCACGAGTTATTTTAAAGTCATCCGTGTCAACAACTTTTTTACCTAGTGCTGCAAGGGTTCCGACAATTGATCCAACCTCAGAGCCGGATTGTCCTAGTCCTGCAAGGCCGTTGAGCAGTCCGTTAGGATCATCCTTAAACAGTCCTCCAAGACTGCTAGAAACAAGCTCTGTTAACACTGACTTGCTAAAGGGTTTGTCGGGATCAAAATTAGGATCAGCAACCAATGCCAGAACACGTTGCGCTCTGGAATCTATTTCGCGTGCTGCACCTATAGTGCTTGAGTATTGATCGCGAAATGCAGTTGCAGCAGTAGTGATAAGTCCGCGTTGTGTATTAAACTGCGCGGCCTGTTCACTTTTTCGCGCTTGAATATCTGAGTTCATGATACCGCGAATAGTTTCATTAGCCTGTTCAATAAGCTGCCTGCCGCTTTCATCACCTGACTGTAGCAGCTGCCATCCTTCGGTGGCTGTGCGTTGTGCTGAGCGCAAAAGACGTGCTTCGTCGGGATCTGCAATAGCAAGTTCCGATTTGATTTCATCGTTTACACCTTGATAACGTGCACGCGTATTGTAGACATCACGCGCAACGCGATCTAAATAGTTCTCCTTACCGCGTTTCGCAACTACACCTGCAATTACACCTGCAAGCAGCCCGAATGGTCCACCGATAGCAGCCCCGCCCGCGCCATATAACAGCCCTGCTTGCAATGGTGTCAGCCCCGGTACATCCGGCTTAGCGTATGGCTGCATACGTTCATCAGTTACTGTTACTTCTTCAACCATGACGCACCTCTACAGCAGTTTCGCGCGATTCCCGTGCTAGTTCCCGCATTGCTCCAAGCAATACACCCATCACATCAATAACATTGATAGTCATCCCGTCACCAACGTCAAACAATTTGTGAAACTGTTCGGCCATTGGTCCAATGTGTCTAACCGGGTCATTTTTGTAATTCCACGTATTAATCTGCAGCTGTTCAAGCTTGTTTAACAGATCGCCAGCAGGTTTAATATTCTCCTTAGTAGATGAATGCGATATCATGCTAAAGCTTGTGTCAAAGTTCCATGCGTTGCTGCGTCCGTATCCTGAACTCTGCTGTTCACCATATGCTTTAGCAAGGGATTCAGCGAGTGAACTAGAACTTGAGACAGCTTCAGACGTACCGCTAGAGGTAGATCCTGATTGCGTCAATGTAGTCGGCCCGCCAAGTATTGACGACAGATCGCCATAAACACCAAGCTCTGCGTTATTCCCCCGTTGCAGCACATCAAGTAATGACGGCAATGCGCCTAGTCCAGTTGACGCAGCATTAAGGGAATTCGTAGCAACTGATTGTGCAATAGCATCTCTCGATGCAACATCGCCCGCACGTAACGCCGTTGCGCCTTTAGCGAATACGTTAGCAGCACCTTCCGCCGCCAATCCTTGCGCAACGCCTTGTCTACCTCCCCCAAGTGTTCCGCCGCTAACTGCGCGTGAGGTGATTGCCGGATTAAGTTCTTCACGAAATAACCTCCCGGTATCCTGCTGCAGTTGGGATATCTGCTGCTCAAGTACAGGATTGTTGCTGTCCAATCGTGACTCAAGATAGTTTGAACCAGCATCCCCACCTAGACCTTGAAGAAATTGACTGCCGCCTGTGAACAACTGCTTAGCTGCTGAACCTAGTTCGTCCGCACCAGCAACAGCACGGCCAGCTGCACCAGTCGCGTTGCCATACAGCCCTGCGTATAGATCCCTGAACGCAATATCTTGCTGTGATTGCGATTGTGATCCTTGCTGTGACGTAGACAGAGAATCAGATTGCGATTGCGATATAGAGCTTTGCTCAGACTGTTGAAAGCCTGTTGCTTGCTGCTCCTGATAGCTTTTGCTTTTTCCGCCGCCTAGTGATCCGCTCATATTAATTTCCTTGCTCTAAGAAATGATCCTGCACGTAATATAATTGCTGTAGCGCTTGATGTACCTTGCGCCCACCAAAAAGTAAAAACACCTGCAGTTAAAACTTTGACAACACCTGTCCATTCATAGCTTTTCTGCAGATTGGCAACTAATGTGCCTATGTTGTTTGTAGTGGTATGCGGAACAACGGTGTCATATATCTGCAAACCAAAGTTGCCTGCATTAAAGCCCGGTACAAAATTTGTCTCTGGTGCTTCAATGGTTCCACTACTATCGATTACAGCTCTAATGTTGACAGATGTAGCTGTACAAAACGCAACAGCAGTGCACTGTATCTCCCATATACCAACACCTAATGATATATGTAGATCGCCGTCTGCATTAAGTGAGTTGTCATTGGCTAGTGATTGGTCTGTTGGTTTAATTGCTATAGCTGTAAACGCCTGCGCTTCAAGCACATCAATTCTAGCGTCTAGCGCTACATCTGCTGCAGTCAATGCGTCTGTTATAACTACAAGTTCGTCACCTGCTACAGCAATATTTGAAATGGCGGATTCAACCTTGCGCAGTTCAGCGTCTGTATATTGCGATAGGCTTTGACTCAATGGTTGCTTAATGTATTTAGCAAGAGGCATTAAAATTCTCCATCGTATTCTGCTTCAATGGTGATACGTGTAACAGTCCATGGCGTTGCATCTGTGTTGTTGCTTACTTCTACAGAGATGAACCGCCCTGTAACTTCAAATTCATTACCTTCAGCTTTGCGCTGGACATACGCGCCCCATTGGATGCCTGCGCTTGCATCAGTTGAATTGCGCGAGCCAAGCCGTATAAACAAAGTTGCAAGCCCTGCTCCTGTACCTTCAACAGTTACACGGCTTGTTACTTTACGTTGTTCAGCATTATCGAAAATCATGTCCTGTCGTTGAAGTACTGAATTCACTAGGTTTGCTTCAGGCACATCCTCAACATACATTGCAGTATTTTCAGCAAGCACTACTCGCTGAAATATGCCCTGCTGCGCTTCGTCCCATATGCTTAGATCTGCATCCCATACCTGACTATCAGCGTTCCAGCCGGGAGACGGCACAGTGTCATCAACAATTCCGACAGTGCCATACTTCACTGCATTCAAGTCCCGTGTAACCCAATTGTCGCGTCCCTGATCCCATATGTGTGCGATGGTTGCAAACTGACTGCCAGACTCAGGAATACAAACCCAAAGTTCGCGCGCATGATCATCATAAATAGTGAAGACGTTTTGTGCATTTGTCTCGTCAATACTATTTTTCAATGTCTGCTTAATGCGATTGTCTGCAATACTGCGAACATTTATACCATCAGTTAGCACTACGTCGTCATTACCTACTACAGCCTGACTAGTGCCAATTGTTTTCAGTGCATGCGGGCCGATCAAACCTGTTGACCGTACAACAGGGCGCACGATAAAAATGTTATCAGGCTGCTGCCCTGCGTATTCAATTGCATGAAATGATGTTGGCTTGTAAATCATCAACTGAGTTCCAAGCGGAACACCTGCAACGCATCTTCCGGGACTGTCAGCAAGGAATGCAGAGCCGGCTTCGTTGCTTGGTGCTGGCGCCCAAGTCTGCGGAACTGCTCCGGGCTCAGTAGCTTCGCTCCATAAAATTAAATTATTGAACAAGCCTGATGGTTGATTGATATCGAGCGCAAACAAATGGAATCGGAACGCTACAATAAACTTGCACAACGTAGTTGCAGGAAATCCCGGCAATGACAATGCATCTGCAGCGCCGCTACCTGCCCAATACTTCGGAGCATCCTTACCATTGGTGAAACATGGAATGCCGTTTAGCAGTGTGCTAGACCATTCACGCGGGTTTGTTATAGTGCTCTGGCCTGCATACGAAACATCGAATTCGTTGCTGGTCTCTACAGCCCAAATATCATTATCACCAAACAGCAGCCACCAATTAAAACCATTCAAATTGAAATTGAGCATGTGATACGGGACAGTAGGAAACGCAGTGTAGATAGATCTACGCCCGCGTATACGTGACGGAAACCCGCTACGCATGCTCACATTGCGGGCCAGCGACAGCAATTGATCAGACAATTCTATCGGAGCAATATCAAGGATGTGCCCGCCGACTGGCCGTAGTGACTTTTTCATTTCGTGGTTTCCACAATGTACCTGTCTAATGCCTTTTCAATTCGCGCCAATCGCTCACTTGCTTTGTAGATAAAGTATGTGCAAATGACCAGAGAAATGTTTCCACCACCTTGCACAATTGAAAGAACGTCTGATATTTCCATGTATTACTCTGTCAAACAATTTGATAAGTGAAGTGAAAGTACAAATTTGTTGACGCTGTACCTAATGACACAAACAAAACATCCGCTACATCATTCGTAGAGTTACCACGAATAGCAACAAAAGCAAACGGCGGACCCTGATTAACCCATCCCCCACCTGCTAGCTGTCTAGCGTTTGCAAAGTTTGATGCAATTGGCAGCGATAAACCAAAAGTTGCTAATGATGCTGCAGTAGGGTCAACTACAACTTCACCGGAGACAGTTACAGTGTTGTCAACTCGCATCCATTGACAAACCTGCGGAGTAGTTGAATCGAGATTAGTCGGATTACTAATTGTTGGCGTGTACGTGCCAGACAACTTATTAGTATTTATTGTATTTATTTGTGTCTGAATAGCACTTGTGACTCCATCAACAAAGCTAAGCTCTGCAGCTGTTAGTCCTGCTGCAACACCAGCAAGCTTGTTAAGCTCTACTGTAGTTGCAGTGAGACCAGCCAGCTTATTAATTTCTGTTGCTGTTGCTGTAACTCCATCAAGAATACTCAGCTCTGCAGCTGTAAGACCAGCGGCTGTACCAGCTAGCTTATTAAGCTCTGCTGTTGTTGCAGTTAAACCTGCAAGCTTGTTTATTTCTGCAGTGGTTGCAGTAACACCGTCAAGCAGACTCAACTCTGCAGCTGTCAGTCCTGCTGCTGTTCCAGCGAGCTTATTAAGCTCTGCAGTAGTAGCAGTCAAGCCAGCAAGTTTGTTAATCTCTGCAGTGGTTGCAGTAACACCATCAAGCTTGCTGAGTTCTGTATGACTCGCAGTCATTACTCCATCAATGTCAGGAAACGTATTTTGCAAAGTAGTCTTGAGCAGGCGAATATGGTCGTCGCCTTGTGACTTTGGATCAGATGCACCAATCGGATTTGCAGGATCTAATTGGTGTATGAACGTTGCGGATTCAAGGCCCATTAGTAGCTGCTCCGAAAAGAAGTGTTGTAAGGATTTGCAGACTGTCCACCGGATAATTTCTTTTTCATTCGGCGGTTTATTTCCTTAATCAAATACTGCACACTTTGAAACATAGCGCTTGACGCTTCAAAGTTTCGTGCGCGCTTAAACAAATAGACTTGTGCAGCCTCTATGTACAGTTGCGGGCAGTCATTCAACAGTGTATTTGTATCAGCATCACTTACTAACGCTGCAGGCATTCCAAAATACTTCAGGTCGAATGACGCGTTTACTGGTGGAGTACCGCCGAATACGATAGTTGACCCGCGCATACAATAAACAATTACCTCGCCGGCTTCACGATATTGTGACGCCAATGTTTCGTCAACTTGCTCTAATGGGCGATTGTTATAAATCACATGTCGCATAAGCGTTATCTTTGCAGGCTGTATATAGATTGCACCTAACTGCCTATCTACCTCAGCAATAGTTGATTGCAGAAAATAACCTTCAAGACTGATGGCAATCAATGCCTCAGCCTGTTGAATAAAGCGCACTATCTGTGCGGTATAATCTTCGCGATGTGTGTCGCTAAGAATTGCTGTTTTTAGTTCTGAGTAAATCATTTTGTGATCACTCCATTTTTTACAACGCCGCGAACAACGCGACCAACGCGGTACGGCTCAGAGAATGCAGACTGCTCAAACCTATCCCAAGCGGCGCGCTGTGCCTCTGGATCATGGTGATTAGCCAAATCCGGATACAGTTTACGCAATGCGAAAAAATCCTGTTCAGGGATTCGCATAGTATGACGTGCGAACGGTGCATGCTTGTGCGGTTCGTTTCCATCACGAATCCGCTTCACCGATTCAAACACAACGCGCCGATTGGGATGCATATCCAACTACTCCTTAAGCAATTACATCCAATGTAGGATCGATATCAGCAATCAAGAAATTTGCACGCTCAAGGAATGCTTTCAGCATCCAGTCAACATGCAACATCTTCCGATGTGACAAACCAAGCTTTGCAAGAGGCTCAACCTTCCAGCCATATAGCAACCCAAGTTTCCAGAATCGCGGATCAAGACCATAAACGTTTGCAACCTGCGGATCTGGATCACCGCCGATAGACAGATAAGTCTGTTGCAGACGGTTAGGAATGATCTGCATCAACGTGCCAAAATCCGTTTTGAACGTGTCAATGTATCCCTGCGATACCTGCGCAACACCTGCACCCATGCCGTTAATGTTTGCCGTTGGCGCGGCTGCATTTGGAGTAGTGAACAAGAATCGCGCAAGCCTCTTCGTAACACCTGGAACACTCGTTAGCACCGTAGGATTGCCACCTAGCAAGTACACAGCTTCAATCTGCGCAGCAATCATTGCAAAGGTCATCTGCCGTTCCGCACCTGCTGTCTGTACTGTTACAAGTTTAGTACCGGTTTGAAATCCCGGAACCGTACCACCAACACCTAAGTCTTTGTTGGTAGTAATCCATGAGCCTAGAGTTGCACTCTGGCCTGCAACAGTTGCACCATCATCCTGTACGCTAGCCTGCCCGATGCTTGTGCAAGTAGCTTCAACATCTCGCCGCAAATCCTGCAAACGCAGCGCGGTTTGATATCCCATTTCATCGCTGCGGCCAATGCTATCAGTAGCCTGCCCGCGTTCAGTTACCATCACTTCCTTGGTAGAAATCTGAGCATGATTACCAACACGCTTTGCATTTGCTACTGTTGCATCATTGTCTGTACTCACAACGTCACTACCAGACACACGCCGGTTAGTGATTGATGGAGTAGGAAGCTTGTCTTCCGTCCATTCAGAATAGCTGTTAGTAAAGCTATCCGTTCCAATCATGTCGAGAAACACAGTTGGAACGTCGCTAATGTCAAAAATTTGATTTAATACGTCCTCACGTATCAAACCGCCAGAGAGTACTGCTTTTAGGTCACTCGTATCAAGATAGTCTGCGGGAGCAGCCATAGTTTAATCACTCCGATTGGTTGAACAATTCAGCAACGCGAGATCGCTGGTCAGGAACAACATTCTTGCGCTGTGACTGCTGCGTATTCGGCCGCATGGCGGGTTTCTTTGTCTTGCCAGAGGAACGCAGCCCTTTACTATCAGGCGTTGTTACTTTAGCAAGCGCTGCAGTGATTCGCTTATCACGCATGTACATATCCCGAATAAACTTCACTGCACGATGATCCGAAACCGTTGCAAGGAAGCCGGAGTCAAAACCCCATTTGCCTGTAAATTCAATCATTCCTTGCAAGTCTTCAGTACGCCTCTTTTCATCGCGCCATTCCGGAATGTGCTCAAGCGTTGCCACACGTTCGCGCTGCATGTTTGCATCGTGACGCTGGCGAATCTTAGCAACTACTTCCGGCTTGATATGTTCCTTCGGAACCATTGACAGCAATTCGCGAATCTCTGCTTGCGAACGCAGTAAATCACCCTCAGCGCTTAAACGCCTCTGTTCAAAGCGTGTTTCGCGTGTCTCCAAGTCTACAAGTTCTCCAACGCGGTCTTTTAACTGGCCTATAGTCATCGGCTCCGCGCCATCTGCCAGCGGAATTTTCACGTTGTAGATTTGTTCGGGCTTGAACCCTAGCCGCTTGCTCAAACCTTCCATACTATCAGGAGGTGTTGACGGATCATCATCAACGCCGCTATCACTATCGGCGTTATCTCCATCTTCTGCAAACAGCTCAGCAAGTGACAAGCGTTGCGGTTCTTCCGCCTGTTGCTGCTGCTGTTGAACATTTGGTGCTGCTGCTCCCTTGCCGCTTGGAGTAGCACCAGAGCCATTGCCGCTAGACAATGACTGATTGTTGCCCTTCATCTCTGAGGGCTGATTTGACGGCTGCATAAATTTCGTTCCTCACTAAATGGATTGCTTTAACTCTTGCCCAAAGTTCTTCACGTTCTGCTACATCATGCGAAGCTTGCCACGCGATAAAACAATTTGAAATTGATTTATCGAAGCATTCAATCAGCAGCGGGTTCCCGTTCAGTGCCTTCGCTGCTCTCGCTCTTTCCTCCGGTGTCATTTGTAGACTCCTCTGTTTGCTGACTTGCTGCTACAGCGGCAGTGCCGAGAATCTTGCGAATCTCTACAACACCGTTTGCTGTTATCTTCGCTTCTTCAATCTGCGCCTTCAACACTTCAGAGTAATACTTGAATTGTGTCTCAACATCAATCCTGTATTTTTCCAACGCAGTGCGAACTTGTTCAAGCGCAATTGTCTGTTTCAGCATTTCGTCCTGCTTCTTAGACTGCATCTGCTGCATCTTCGCTTTACGCTGCATAGCTTGCATGGCTTTATCGCTGCGTGGATCTATCGCAAACTTCTCCGGGTTCTCAACATCGTTAACACGCAGCCATGCGTTAAGCGCTGCATAGTATGTGTTCACATCTACAAGGATTTCCTCCATGCCATTGGAAGCAAGGAAAGCCTGCCTATCCATTAGCTGCGATAGCACTGCGCTTTCGCGCGAGCGATCATTAAGAGACTTGCCCAAATTCACTTCAACAGAATCTCGCACGGGCCATTCTGCTGGATTAGTCTTAACCCATTTATTACCACGCTTGAAAAGAATTGGTTCCTTCCATTGCGTCCGTAGTGTCTCATGCGCAATTAGATACATTGTGCGGACCAATGTATTCGCAATGATGCGTGTCATAAACAGCGCTAAAGATTCCATGACACTATACGCGCGGTCTAGTCCCTGCGAACCTACGCGGTCATTCAACTGCATCTGTCCTGTTGCTAAGTCAAGCGCCGCACCGCCAGACTCAGAGCGCACACTACGAAAATGGTCAAGATTAGAAAGGATGTTTGCAGACGTGTCAGGTATCCCGAACGCCATAATAGCTTGACGCACATCTTGCACAAGCTGAGGGTTAACGCGAATGCTGCCATTAGTGCGCCCGTCCTCAATGTCCGTTGTTTCGCACACTCCATCCAAATGCGCAGTTCTGTTTTTATTTGTTGCGTTTAGATTGTCCATTAGCGCGCGTGTTAGCGCAGTGGTTGAATCTTGAACCCATTTGATTTTATCAAACAGCGAAATGCCCATAAACGTATGTGGATTGATGATTGCAACACCAGTAGCGTAACAAATCAAATCCGCAGGTTCGTCCTCAAGTACAAACTGATCACTAAAACAAATGCGATGCAATTCGCTTGCGCCCATTCCATCATCCATTTTCACATAGGTTTCGTACCATTCAATAAGTTCTTGCGACTTATCAATTGGCATGCTGTTCGGGGTAACGGAACGCGGCAGACGTGCATCAGATGCGGACTGATGCGGATTATTCCAGCGCCGCAGTTGATCAACTTTGACTTTAGGAAAACCACGTTCAATAAGAGTGCTCCGCGCTTCTACATGCCGCTCAGCACAGAACGGAATATCTTCCAAATCTTGCCTATGCCAGTCTTTCGGATAAAGAAAATTTTCAGGCGCAAGAGACTCCACACGAAACTTGCGCGTGGTCTTTGTAACTGTTGCCGACAGCTTCTTCTTCTCAGGATCGTAAGAATGCACAGCAACGTCACCGAACGTTGAAAGCAACTCGTTTACTACTTCCATTTCAACATTTTCGCGGCGCAACTGTTTAATATGCGTGCGCTTATCAACATAGATTTTCACAACAGCATTTCGCAACTGCAGCGCATCTTTTATAGCGCTAGTCAGTTCAATGAATCCGTTTTGGCGCTTGAACAACATTACCTGCACACAGTCAGATTCCAAGTTAGCCTGCTCTTCGTCCAACTCATCATAAGAGCAAAATTCGGCAATGCGCTTATCAAGTAACGGTTCTGTCATGAGTGCAAGATTGCCCTCAGTCATTGCGCTAAGGTCGCCGGTCACAATAGAACTACGTCCTACTACTTCATCGCCTCTTGAACGCTGAAAGTAATAGTCGTATGACTGTTTGCGTGATTCTGCCAACTCATCCCCATCAAAACCAACGCAATGCACTAGCATTTGTTTCAATTGAGACGTTAGCTTAGTGTCTTCATCAGATTTCATTTAAATAACTCCGCGATCATAGACTGAGTAATTCAGAGGGCGCGTTTTTGCTTTAATCGGTAATGTCTTTTGCATTACCATTAAAGCTTCAGCAAGCGAAGGGTGAGTCAATTGCGCATCATCATTCATATCGCGATATGGTGTATAGGTCATGCAAAAATCCGCTAACACCTCACGCGCTGCGGACGTTGCACGACAAAGATTCAACAACGCTGCTGCGCGCCCGTCTTGCATATGCTGATTAGCTGCAAGAGGCAACGATATAACGCCCTCGCTATCTAATCCAGCGAATAACGACGGATCTAAATTGACGCCAGTATGCACAAGCGCAGACTGCGAATAACGTTGAGCCATGATCTGCACAGCATCGGTTATATTCTGCTCAAGGAATGTGCTAACACCAATAATCAAGTCGTTTTCATAGACAATTGCTGTAATGCCTTCATCCTTCATACCCCATGCAACGCGTACAATCCTATTGCTACGCTCCCATACTGCTGGAACTACTTGCAGCAGGCGATTGTACTGCCGCGCGAATATTGTTCCAGTGTTTGACGCATCGGGATCACAATAAAATTCCTGTTGGGCAAGACTACGGCTCATACCCTCTACTATTTCTTTTTCTACATCCGCAGGCGTAACAATTGGTGAGCCGTCATTGCGGCATGTGTCTTCAATTGTGCGCAGATCTACATACCAGCTAGGATTTCCCTGCAACGCCTTAAACATCCGATACGCATGATTGCGTGCACGGAATGTTGTTATGAATCCTGCCCAACCTTTGTTTTCAACAAGGATAGGGCGAATGTAATCCCAAGCAGCAGGGTCACATAGAGCAAACTCAGAAAACAAAACGCCAGCAGGATTAGCACCAACAAGCCGGTCATAGTTATCTGAGCCGAGCATTTGCCAAGTGCTGCCATTCTTGAACGTGACAGACATTTCAGTATCATTAGTTGCATCACGCATAGCCTCCGGAAAAGCACGGTCAATAAACCGTTCGCCTGTGCGCGCATCAATACCCTTCCAGATCGCACGGCGTGCCTGCACATGAAACGGGAACAGATGCCAATAGGAACCAACGCGTTCCTGTGAACGTTCGCGCCCGAAGTCTAGGCCGAATACGTCCTTACCCGCGCGCCGATGCCATGCAAGAAAGAATCGGCGAATACCTGTTTTGTATTCGTCAACTACCGCACGTTGATGCGGATACAGCGCGAGAGGTTTATATACTCGCGTTGTATTAAGCTTGCGTGACGTGCGCGCCATCAGTTCACCAGATCTAATATAAACGCTACCACTGCACCTCTACGCATAACGCGCGCCATACGTATTGGGTTAATACGCACAGTCGCTGCAATCGCTTGCGATACGGTGCGCAGTTTTTCTTTCTTTTGATTGCCTGTATTAGCAAGCATATGAACGCGTGCTGCTGTGCCTACGTCTACTCCACCAAAGAACCTATTCACAATCGGTTGCGATGTAGCGAATGACATTCTTGCATCTCCCTATTGACAAGGGCAGAAGTTTACGCCTATAGGCAGCGTCTATCAACTATACAAAGTGCATAGTCTGTCCTACTGTCCAACTGTCCGACTGTCCTATTGTCCGACAATGCGCTTTCATCTATCGATAATGACTGATCGATAGGCATATATGGAGCGTATATAATGTGCTAAAACGTGTGGCATTACTATTGTACTACATAGCAGCAAATGCCTATATTTATAGGGTTTGCTCACCGTTGTATTGTCATCAGTAAAATAGTGTACCGACCTTAGCGCTTGTAAGTGTGATGACAATAGTCACG